TTGTTTGCACCAATGGTGAAACCGCGTGGAGGATTGCTGCTCCTAATGCTATCAGTGGGAGCTGTCCGTAATGAGTTGGATAATCCCTATCATCGGGTGTTGTTGTTCGCGTTTGGCAAATGTCTGGCGCGTGGACGAAACCACCGGTAAGGTGGTTATGTCCTGGCATAGCGGCATGGCACGTAGTTATGCCGTCGCAACAGACGGAATCAATTGCTGGATAGTAGGCGACCGCAACATCAATTGGGAAGGTGGCGACGGGTCAACTTATGCGTCGGTGTGGAAGCTGGATAGTGATGGTAATGTCGTCTGGTCATGGGATAGTGGATCGTACACTTGGGGAGTGGCGACAGACGGGACCAATTGTTGGGCTGTAGGCAACCGCACCCAGAATTGGGAAGGTGGCGACGGGTCAACTTATGCGTCGGTTTGGAAGCTAGATAGCAATGGAAACGTGGTATGGCACCACGATGCAATGGGTGATGTACGCTGTGTCGCAACTAGTGGGGGAAATTGTTGGATCGGCGCATATGGCTCAGTGTGGAAGTTGAATAGTGACGGCAATGTCGTCTGGTCATGGGATAGTAGGGATAGGATTTGGGGAGTGGCGACAGACGGGACCAATTGTTGGGCTGTAGGCGACCGCACCCAGAATTGGGAAGGTGGCGACGGGTCAACTTATGCGTCGGTGTGGAAGCTGGATAGTGATGGTAATGTCGTCTGGTCATGGGATAGTGGAATGGAAATGTCGTCTACTCATGGAACAGTGGTAGTAATGGTGAGGGCCGTGGTGTGGCCGTCGATGGTGATAACGTGTGGTTTGTGGGTTACCATTCCGATGATTACGCAAAGAGTATTAATGTGTCGTGACCCAAACACAAACCGTAATGGACGATTTGGGCAGATCCGACATATCGGCCAAATCTGCCGGGCGTGTCAAGATCGGCTGAAACACCCGAATATATCTGAAGCTGAAGCAATCGTTATTGAAGATTGTGATTTCATAAGACTTTCTTCGTGCCGTCGGCGTAGATTGATTAAGCAAGGTAAAGCCAGGTGCCCTTTGAATAGACCCATCTTTGAAGAACAGGTGGCCAACGATGAAACGAAATGAAGCCTTTTTACGAATGGCGTTGTTGTTGACTGCCGTATCAGCGATTGGTTGTATGGGGCCATACGTAGAGCATCGGGTGGAACAACGAAACGAGAAGACAGGTGAAATGGTTGTAGCTACGACCAAGATGCGTCCTCCCAAAGATGCGGATTTGCCTTCTAATTTGAACACAATTATTACGGAAACAATGAAGTCGGATGGGAGTGTAGTCACAGAAACAAAAACCAATGCTGGCCTTTCGTCTGCTGGTCAACCTGATCCGGGCGTAGGAGCTTTGTGGATGCTGCCTTGGGCTGGCATTGTATTATTCTCCATTGGATTAATAGGTTGGGGATTGCATTTTAAGTACAGGAGTATCCCGTTGGGTTGGCAGCCGTTCGTTATCATCGGTGGTCTAGTGCTATTCTTTGTGCCTAAGATGGTGTCAGAAGTTGGGGCTGTCTTGTCTTGGATTTTGGTTGGATTAGCAATAGCAACTATTATAGGATTCATCTTTAGTTGGTGGCACAATCGACGTTCCTTCAAGAGTTTGTTAGGCTTGGAAAAAGAAGAAACGAAGTAGGCCATGGAAATTGTAACTGATTTTACAGTGTCGTGGACGGCTTCGGACGAAATTACCATCAGTTGGGATGGTGGTGAATCGTCTAAGACTTGGATTTTGCTATTAGACGGGGAACAAAAAGCTGAAATTACGGGGTCAGGTTCTTTGTCTAAAAGTTTGAAATTGTTTTCTTTTCGCAATCATAGTTTGATGTTGTTATCCCATGATGGAACTGAAATCTTAAATTATGAACTGATTCCGGCACCACTTATTCAGTCAGTAGTTACTTGGGTGGCTGTAGAAAAAGCCTATGAATACTTAATTGTGGAAACGGATGAAGACGGAAATGAATTCAACCTTTATGTAGAACGTGAACGAAAAGATGCTTTGGAAGTATATTCCTATACATGCCCGTCTTCTGGATGGGATTCTGTGTTAGACGTTCGTTCGTTTCAAGTATACGCTAGGAGCAGTTTCGGATTGAGTGCCATACCATCTTTTGTTCTAGCTAATACTGTGGGGCTTCCTCCACTTCCCCGCAAGATTGAAAGTGCTGAGGGAAGTGATGGCTCTTTATCAATTACCATTTCTGTGAATTGAGGAAGAACATGAGTGATGACAAGATGCGTCCTGATTGTGAAGGACGGTTTAGTACCATAGAAGCTGAATTAAGTCATGGTAGCGAAAGATTTATCTTTATACAAAACCAATTGGAAGATATTCGATCTATCGTTAGTGGGAAAGGAAATGGTTCCCCTGGAATAAATGAGCAATTGCGATTTCTTCAACGAGAAATATCAGGAGTGAAGGAAGATGTTTCAGAATTGAAGAATCGCGGTTGGAAGCGTTGGGAAAAGGTAGCTGGTATTTTGTTAATCCTAATTGCTTTGGCTTCTTTAATTTCAAAATGGGTTCCTTATGCATCCGAGTGATATAACATTTTGGTATCCTTCAGCGGACCTAAGCGCAGACGGAGATTCTTTGCCTCAGTTCACAGTGGAATCTGGTTCTACGACTCAGACAATTTCGTGGACAGATGCGAGTGGTAAAGATTGGTCCTATGCTATAGGTTTCTTTGATTCTCATACGGAGACAACACAGCTCCAAAACGTAGTGTTTTCAGTTTCATCTTCTACGGCTTCGGTCTTGTCGTTAGCTTCAATTCTACCTACAGCCCCTGCGGCTGGAGATACTTTTAGATTAGTAAGAGGTTTGAAGTTTCGTTCCAATGTTGAAATACCACTTACTAAAGTAAATGGCCGATTGCCAGAGCTAGAAGGTGGCGTGGAGTTGTATGCTATTTCCGGTGTTTCTATCACTCGTGCTTATTCGGAATCAAATTTGTATATCAAGTTTGATGCAAACGCCGAAACCTTAGCTATTTCTACGGACAATGACACCTATGGAAATGTCGTTAGTGTTTCGGATTCCCTAGGAGAATCCTTTCAACGAACTTTGGAAACAGGTGATGGTGAGTTTGTTGTTGTAAATGTAGAAACGGCTTCTTTGCCATCGGAAACAACAACCGAACTTTTGCTTGTTTCTTATTCCAACTTGTGTTGGTTGCCGTTGGTTTGGATAGATAGTTCAAATTCGGGGGACGTGCTTTGCTATAGTGTTATTCTACGAAACGACTCCTTGTTAACAATAGCCGTTACATTGAGTGAATCTTCAGCTTCTCAGTCGTCTTCCGTTTCGGATTATGGAGATGATTATATAGACGTGGCGGATGGTTCTAATTTGCCGTATCGTGATTTTTGGTTGTATAGTGACTCAGAAGATATTCGATATATCACGCGTCGGACTGGCAATCGTTGTTACGTATTGGACGATGAAGAAACAAGCACCCTACGTGGATATACTCAATTAGCTTTGTCTTCTTGGAATGGTTCCGACGTTTTTGTTTACCCCGATTATGATGTGTTGGTATATTCTCCGTCCAGCGGGTCAGAGTTTGACGAAATATCTATTATTGATGATTCATCTGACCCTTCTTTGGACAGTCCTTGTTGGACTTTGAATAGTGATGGAGTTACGTGGGATGGTCCAAGTATCAGTGGAATGGGATATCAAGATTTAAGGGCAATTGTTGTGCGACGTTTGCTGTTTTCAGATATGGAAGGAAATGAAGATATTAGTTTTGATCTTTCCTTTGCTTGATAGGAGACAAGAAAATGCGTGAATTCGTTAATCAGAATCTTTCGGCAATGACACCACTTACTCCTTTGAATCCGGATGAGCCTTGCCGATATGTTCGTTGTAATTTGGTTAACAGATTAGTCCACCCAGACAGTGAAATCGTAGAATGCAATATTAGCCAAAATCTGTTTGAGGCACGGGATGAGACCGAATCTGATTTTATGGATGATAGAGGTTTTGCGAAACAAGGTGAGAAGTTGGTCGACAAAGGCTTGGGAAAGCTCACTGTTGATCGCAAGGCAGTATCGCAAGCCTATTCAATAGGAGCAGGAGTTAAGGGGGAAATCACTGCCCAGCAGGTGGGGGCTGTACGAATGAAAATGGGGCTTAAGGAAGCTTCGTTGATTGGAGACAAATAATGGCGGACACCTATTACATTGATATGTCGGCAGCCTACGTTCACAATGCCAATAGTGGTAAATCCCAAGGTGAATGTTGGAATGGTCCTGGGGGGTTTCAACGAGCTATTGAAAATGCTTCAGCGGGCGATACAATCTTGCTTCGGAATGGCTCAACTCCTGCCAATAATATTCCTGTGAGTCGTTTGTGGATGGTTGATTCTACTGTATCCTCAGTCGGCGATGTATTGGAGAATCTGGATACAGGCGCGACTGGCATCGTGGTGGCCGTTTATGACTTATACGGTTTGGTTATGGTTGAAGATGATGGGACGATGGATTGGAATAACGGTGATGAGTACACTGTCAATGGTAGTGGTTCTTATACTTTCAGCCTATTCCCATACACCTGCGGTATTCAATTAGATGCTATGGGTGGATCTATGGAAGATGGAGATACCACGGATGGAAGAATAACAGTTCAAGGAGTTGCTTCTGATTGGAGCACAGATGAACTAGCCTATTTGAACGGAAATAGTTTGGTTGACTATATCTTTACCACTGGGGACGACTTTGGGGATTATTGGTGCTTCAAGAATCTTTTAATGATCAATGCTAGTTCATGTGGCTTTCAATTCGCAAATGCTGTTGCTGATAGCAAAGGTTGGGTATTAGAGAATGTCCATATTAAGAATTCTGGATACTATGCTGTTAATATGGGTTCTAGATTAACCCAATCTCTTTTCATCAACGTCTGGATCGAAGATTCGACGACAGAAGGTTTTCATTTTGTACCTACAAGTTCTCTGTTTGTTGGTTGCGTCTTTACAGGTAATGGGTCTTATGCAGCATATAAGCCTTCTAATTCAATGTTTGTTAATTGCCTTTTTCACAATAATAGTGGTCCAGCAATCTCCAATGGTATTAATACGTTCTGGGCTGTGATGAATAGTGTGTTGGATGGGAATGCAATTAACGTTCACTCTACATCTGCTCCCGTCTTGGCCTTTATGATGTTTAATCGTAATACCAATGCATCTGAGACGGGAGTATCTTGCAGTGCCGCATATCCTACGTTCTATGCCGATTACAATGCTTATTACAATACTTCTCAGTTTTCCAATTTTACTCCTGGTGATAACTCTCATGGATCGGGCACCAACAACGATGACATGACGGAAGATGGATATATGGATAAAGCGAATGATGATTTTTCGTTAAAGCCCGTTGCGATTGGGAGGGAGGTTGTTTGGGACCTTCCAGATAGTATCAATCAAATGGTTACGGCAATGGGATTACTGCCAGCAGAAATACGAGCAAGGGTTTTTGATAGTCCCTTTATCAAATAGGAGACAGCGATGTTTTTGAAACCAAATACGACGTTTCGTTGGGTGTTTCATACGTTTGATAGTACAGGTACTCTGGCTGATGCTGATAGCACTCCTACTGTTTCCATTACGGTAGATGGGGTATCTGATGATTGGTCTGAATCAGTTAGCAAACTATCTACGGGCACCTATTTGATCTCAGGAACCGTTCCCAATGATTTAGCAGCGGGTGAATGGGCTGTCGTTTCTGTCTCAGCAGAGGTCGATGGGTTGAGTGCCACTAAGACTTGGAATTTCCTAATTGATACCAAACGGGTGTCTGATCTTCTAGATGTTTCCGCTGAGGACGTAGCAACTGAGTTGGGGTTTGATGATATTGATTCTACGGAAACAGAAACGATTACCGCGTCCAATGCATTGGAAATCATCTTTGCGTTTTTAGCAGGCAACGCTACGTACGACAGTGACACCAATACGTGGACGGTCTATGGACGTGATGGCACGACATCTCTGTTGACCATCCAGCCTAGCGAAACAACGCCAGGGACTCGTACGAACAGCGCCTTGCCTTCATAGGGAGTTTGAGATGCTCTATTGGCCTGAGAACTATTGGCCCACGTATTATTGGCCTGCGATGCATTGGCCTGCCGGGTTTGATTTTCCATCAATTTCTATTCGGACAACTAGGTTATTAAAGAGCATTTGGCGTGTGGTGTTGGAAGACGAAAATGGCGTTCAGTATGATCTAGGAAAGCAATCTATTGTAAGTGATTCAGCTACGTTCTCAATCCCCCCTTCTGTTCCAGACGGCGCCTATACGATATTGGTTTATTCTAGGGGTGGTCTATGGAAAGAAGATGATTTACTAGCTGCCAGTCAAATGTCCGTGACGATAGATCGAACATCGTCTGAAGCTATGTTAGTAAACACACCAAAACCTTTGAACTTGCGATACGAAATTGATGAAGGGCAATTGAAGCTTCTGTGGGAGTGTGCCGTGCCGGTGGGCACCAGTTCCGGTTTGGTCTCCGCTGGAATTTGGTTAACGCAATCAGTCCCTGATTTCAACACTGATCCGGACGTCACGCTCCCACTTTTTTCTTTCAATTCTACGCATTCTTACTTCGTTCGTGTTCAAGAGTCAATTTCGTATGCTGGCGTGGCTTTGAAGTTCGGAGAAGGGAATTATGGAGAAGGTCAATATATAACAGTTCCGGACCGAAGTGCGGTGCGCCCATCGTTTACGGCTACTCAAGGTTAACGAAAACACCGTAGAAGCTTAGCAAACACACTTCTACGGTGTTTTCGCGCACTTCGATGGGTCTTTCCCCACGTTTGGACAATTCAATGGCTTATAAGCCCATCTAGGAAAAAATTATAAGCCTTTTATTTTTCTTCTTTACGTCCAGTTATTCGGTCGATATAGGAAAGGTTAGATTTATATCTGTCTTGAATCTATCGGGCGAAAATAAAGAAACGTACGGCATTCGTACGTCGCTGTGGGTCTTTTCAAATCGGGAGAACGGGTATGGGAAAACTACAGCAGCAGGCCATGTCTGAGACGTTGGGGGACACAACAGGAACGATTCATCAAGCCGTAAGAAATTTCTTGCGCCGGTACGGTAGGATGTTTGATATTACGTATGAAGAAGTTTTGTCAGTAGCCTACGAAGCTTGGGTGGAACTTTATCATTCTTACAATTCACATCGTGGTGTTCTTTTTAACAGTTACTTGACCCGCTATTTAAATTATCGGTTGCTCGATTATGCTCAAGAGCGGATAAATCAACGGCGCCATGAGATCCAAGACGAATTCAATTTAGAGTGGGCTCAAAGTGAGGCAGAAGCACCGAACTTATTTTGGGAAATGTTTTACAAAAGTTTAGGACGTGATGCCAGGCGAGTCTGTCGACTGGTGTTAAATACTCCTTCTGAGTTGGCTTCAGTGATTAGACGAAAGGGAAATAGCAACGATAATATTAGGTCCAGCGTCCGGGATTATTTGAGAACGAAAGGTTGGAAGCCGATTCGTATCACGTATGCTTTCATGGAGATTCAGCAAAGGTTAGAAAACGATGAGTGATCTCTATCCGTACCAATTCAAAGGTGTTCGCAAGATAAATCATTTTGCTGGTCGTGTTGTACTTGCTGACGATATGGGATTAGGTAAGACTCGTCAAGCCCTAGCCTACATTCGGAACTACGATGGAACGCTACCTGCTATTGCTATCGTTCCAGCTCACTTGAAATGGATGTGGGAACGAGAAGCTAGTGTTTTGGGCTTACGAAGTCGGGTATTGGAAGGCACTAAGCCGCAACGAAAGGGTTTGGGCGTTCGGGAAACATTGATTATTGTCAATTATGATATTCTTCAAAGTCGTTACAAAGAACTTAAGGGCATGAGAGCCAAGACGGTAATCATAGATGAATCCCATTATATTAAAACGCGGCATGGTTGTAAACGCACTGAATTTACAATACGATTAGCTAGTCATTCGGACCACGTAATTGCTATTTCAGGCACACCACTTTTATCACGTCCTGCTGAGTTATGGACGACGTTGAACGTTGTTCGCCCAGATAAGTTTCCTGGGTGGTGGGAGTATGCTAAAACTTATTGTAATCCTACGTTAAAACATTATGGTGGCAGAACGGTATGGGAATACAAAGGAGCTGAACACCTAGACCAACTCCATCAGATTCTTCGACGCCATATGATGATTAGACGTAAGAAAGAAGACGTTTTGAAGGACTTGCCTAAAAAGGTGAGAACGGTTGTACCAATAGATGTACCGATGAAAGAATATTACGATGCTCAAAATGATTTTATTAGGTGGCTATCCAATCGTTCGGTCGTTAAAGCCAAACGAGCACAAAAGGCTGTAGAACTAACTAAGTTGGGATACTTGCTTCGACTGGCTGCTGAGTTGAAAAGGGAAAAAATTAAGCAATGGATAGACGACTATTTGGAATCGTCGGATAGCAAATTAGTAGTGTTTGGTGTTCATAAAAAGGTCATACGAGCTTTGGGTGATTTGTATCCGAAGATTGGTATGACAGTAGATGGAGAGTCTACCAAGAAAGAACGACGTAATGCTGAAAACACATTTCAAAAGAATCCTAAGATTCGGGTGCTTTTCGGAAATATAACTGCTGCCGGAACGGGATTGACGTTAACGGCAGCAGACCACGTTTTGTTTGCTGAGTTGGATTGGACTCCTGGAAACTTGATTCAGGCTGAAGATCGCATTCATCGGATAGGTCAGCGTAAAACAGCGCACATAATTTACATGGTAGCTCGTAACACGATTGAAGAACGTTTGTCTGAATTACTCCAACGAAAACAGCGAATTTTGGATGCTACGTTAGATGGTAAAACAGATTCCGAAGACTTTAACTTACACCAGAAACTATTAAATTCCTTTTTGGAGGTTCCGGGCAATGGCGAAAATAGATAGACGGGTTAGCGACATTTTTGTTAAGGGCATAGACCCTGAAGATTATGCAGCTTTCAAGGCCATGTGCGCTTATCATGGTAAGACGATCAAGCAAGCTATTTGCGATTTTATTCACGAACAAGCTGAAGCTTTTCGAGAAGTTAAAAATATGGAGTTGGAAGACTAATGACGATTATAGAACTGCTCAAGCAATTGGGTGTGGAATACCGAACAGAAGGTACCCCACATTGCCGTCCTGGTTGGGTTCAAATTGATTGCCCTTATTGTGGTCGTGGTAGTCACAAGTGGCATCTAGGAATTAACATCAATCGTCGGTATGCCCACTGTTGGAAATGTGGTAGTAAAAACCTGTTCCACGTTTTGACGATAGTTAGCAAAGTTCCTCCCAGTGAAATTAGTCATAAACTCAAAGATGTAGAATATCAACTAGCTCCTTTTGAACCCAAGCGGACAGGACGATTGGCACTGCCAAGGGGTCTTGGCCTTATGACTAGGGCTCATCGAGATTACTTGCATCGTCGTGGTTTTAATTCACATCAATTGACGACGTTGTGGGGTTTAAGGGGAATTGGATTATCACGGGATTTACCTTGGCGGATATTCATTCCAATCAAACTAAATGGTCAAACAGTTAGTTGGACTACTCGTTCAATTGGAAATCGAGAACCGAAGTACATTAGCGCTGCGATAGAACAGGAAGACGTTCCTCACAAGTCTCTATTGTATGGAGAAGACCTAGCTGGAATAGCTGTTGTGGTAGTAGAGGGCCCAACAGATGTGTGGAGAATCGGACCAGGTGCTGTGGCAACGTTTGGAACATCCTATTCGTCGGCGCAGGTGCTACGATTGAGTCATTACCCAGTTCGTTACATTTGGTTTGACAACGAACCGATAGCCCAACGACAAGCTGCTAGATTAGCAAGTAGTCTATCAGTTTTTGCTGGAGAAACCCATATTGTTCGGTCTGATGCGCCTGATCCAGGTGTTGCAGATGAAAACGAGATAAATCAAATTCGAGAATGGATCAAAAGAAGTGCCTAAACCTATTATTGAAGAAAGAACACCCCTATCCCCCCTAAAGGGGATAGATAGGGGTGGGATTCTTCCTCCAATGATAAAATAGGTTTGGGAGTTTAGAATAATGTCTCAACCGTTCTTCGACAATTTGAATGGAAAACAACAGGCTAAATCGTCAAAAGGCCGAACGTTCGCCATTCAATTGTCTAAAATCCTAAAACGTCATGGTAAACTTAAACGTCATTCCATTCATAAGTGGGAAAAGGAATTCGGTCAGCTTGAGAAGAAGGTTGGTTTCCAACGTATTCAAAACGTCTTGAAATGGTATGATGTTCATTTGAAATCACCTTACGTTCCTCAAGCCTTCAGTGGGGGAAGTTTCCACCGTAAATTTGAACGGTTGGAAGAAGCAATGGAACGTCAACAAGGTCCTACGCCGAAAAACACGGAGAATCGACGTAGAGCCATTGAAATCGTTTTAGGGCAGGTAGACCCATTGGGATGGGCTTGGATGTCTCTAGACACACTTTGCTCAACGATTTCGGTGTGTCTAGAACGTTACGATGAGTGGGTTAGACGGTTTTACGATGCGAAAGCCCATTTAACACCAGATCAATCACGTTTACAATCTTTTGCTGACTACGTGTCTCGTCAACTACCTTCTGCTACGTCATTGGTAGTAGATTGGTTGAAATACATTCATGGAGTAAGCCCCTATGGAACGGAACCAGGTAGAGCTGTTTGGGATGCTGGTAGTAATTGGTGGAACGGTATAGGAAGGGTTTGGTCAGTTCAATACTGTGGTCGTCCAAAATTATGGATTCAATTGGTTGATGAGGTTATAGATGAGAGCGGAACGACTGGATGCGAATAGGGAACGGTCGATATTGACGGCTATGATCGTCAATCGGATCGTTTGTGCCCGAATCGCAGCACGCTGGGACGGTCGAATGTTTCGCAATGATTGGTCGAATTTGATAGGTGGTTGGTGTGTAGATTATGTACGCCGCTATGGTCGGGCACCTAGAGGTCAAATACAAACGTTGTTCACGTCTTGGGCAGAGGATCACCCAGATGATAAGGTTGTTCAGTTGGTGGAACGTTTCTTGGAGGAACTCAGCGACGACTACAAGCAAACGAATAGAGAAATCAATCCAGATCATATGACGGATATGGCTGGAGATTATTTTACACGTGTCCGGTTGGAACGGTTGGCGGATAGTATCCAAGGTGATTTGAGTGTTGGTCGTCCAGATGAAGCGGAAAAGCGTGTGGTTCAATGGGGGTCTGTACGGTTGGGTCGCAGTGAGTGGGTGGATGTTTTATCGGACGAAGATGCGATGCGTGAGGCATTGGATCAAGATGATACAGAAGTATTAGTACGGTATCCTGGAGCGTTGGGTCAGTTTTGGGGTGATGCCTTAGAGCGTGATGGATTCATTGCTTTAGAAGGTCCGGAAAAACGTGGGAAAACGTTTTGGCTTTTGGACATCGCGTTTCGAGCAGCCATCCAACGTCGTCGGGTGGCGTTTTTTGAAGCTGGTGATATGAGTCGTCGTCAGATCATGCGGCGATTTCTAACGCGGATAGCACGTGCTCCACGGAAGCCTGGAAAGATTTTGTATCCAATCAGTATAGAACGGGATGAGAATAGTGAAGTGGCTGCTGTGGAATGTGAGGAACGAGAATTCAAAAGCAGGTTATCATGGCGGAGGGCAGCGAAGGCAGCAAGGCAAATTCGTCGTCGGAGGATTCACAGTCAAGATTCCTTCCTGCGGTTGTCGGTCCATCCAGGTGATTTGACGGTCGAAACGATACATGATATTTGCTTGGGATGGGAACGAGAGGATTGGGTGCCGGACGTTATTGTGATTGATTATGCGGACCTATTGGAGCACACCAACGGTCGATTAGATCGGCGTGATCAGATCAACGACATTTGGCGCCGTCTTCGGGGATTGAGCCAGTTGTTTCACTGCCTAGTTTTGACGGCCACGCAAACCGATTCCAAGAGCTACAACGTCAATACAATCGGACGCCAGAATTTTTCGGAGGACAAGCGCAAGCATGCTCACGTGACGGGCATCGTTGGACTCAACCAGACGATTGAAGAGCGGGAACAAGTTGGCGCCATGCGGTTGAATTGGGTGCTGCGGCGAGAGTCCGCGTACCAAGAAACCCGTTGCGTCCACGTAGCCTACTGCCTGCCGATAGCAAACATGGCCGTACGTTCTTGTTGGTAAAGGGGTTACGGCACTTCAAAAAAAGGCTTGAAAATTTCCGTTTTTCCTCTTGACCTATATCGGTCTAGCCGATATAATGACTATTGACGGTTGGGAAAGGAACGAACGATGAAGACAAACGAAAGGACCCAAACGATGAACGAAAACCAACCCAATGACCTTAAGGCTATCTACCGCAAGTGGGGACTCGTCACCGGACAGCGGGTGCGGGTGGACGGAACTGCCCAACGTGGCTACGTCGGCAACCTGGTCCGCATCGACGCGGACGAAACCGCCTTCGTCCGATGGGAGCACAACGATCTGGTGGGCCAGTACCCCGTGAGCCAACTGAGGAAAGTGTAGTGGGCCAGCCCCCAACCAACCGAACAGGAGAACGAACGGTGGAAAAAACGAACACTTCAAGATTCGCTGGTCGTTTCTGTGCTACACCAGTTGCTGGCGTCGATTACAAGAACATCATCTGGGATCGGAGAACTGGTGCGGCAGTTGCCATAGACGTTCTGGACAGCCAGGTGAATCGCGTCATCGAGTGGAAGGAAGTTTTTGGACCCAACAGCTTTCCACCCCCGATGGAATAACAAGCCGAAACGCGCCTGCGGGCGCGTCCACGTGGGTGGTTCCTACGTGCTGATGAGGCAACCAAACAGGAGAACAGTGGTGGAGCAGAGAACGTTAGACGAATTTGTTGAGGATTTGGTCAGCGACGGTCGGACGGCTGAGCATGTGAGAATCGTCGCCACCCAAACCCGATGGGCTGATCGGTCAGACAAGGCATTTCGGATGGCCGAACACCTGTGGAAACGATTTCACCGACCAAGCAAGAAAAGGAGGGTGCGAAGAAAAAACTGAATTTGACGTCACGGTCGTCTATAATACCGTTGTATGGATGAGTTGATTTCGGAAACCACTTTTCTAGGAGACTGGTGATGAAGGCTACGAAGACACAACTGGTTGAGCTGTTCGCCGATCTGGGATTCAAGAGCGCGGGCAAGTGGTCCGCACACAAGATGAACAGCAAGATTGACGCGATGGCCGAGATGGCTGAGGACCCGGCGGAACTGGATCTGACTGAAGATCAGAGCAAGCTTTTGGCGGACCTGCTGGATGCCCTGGAGGACAATGAGGACATCGAGCTGGAGGGTTACGCCGACGAAGCTGCTGACAAGCCCAAGGCCAAGACCCGTTCCAAGAAGGCCGGCAAGGCCAAGGGCAAGACGGAGAATGCCAGCAAGGCCCAGACCCGTTCCAAGAAGGCTGGCAAGGGCAAGGGCAAGCCCAAGGGCAAGACGGAGAAGGACGAAGCTGCTGACAAGCCCAAGACGGAGAAGGGCGAAAGGAAGCCCAGCCGTCAGGCGACCGTCATCAGGTACGTCAGGGACAGCAAGAAGAAGACCCTGACAGTTGACGAAATCGCTGAGGGCAGCAACGAAGCCTACGTTGCTGTTGGTGGCAAGGACAACGCCAAGGATGCCCGATTTTACGTCGGGCGCATCGGACAGCTGATGGCTGAGCTCGGATACGCCGAGTGGGACGGCAAGACGCTGCGGAAGATTTCGTAACGGCTTGACATCTAGGAGTACTCCGATAATACGGTCAGGTACAACACCTGGCCGTATTTTTTTGTGAAGGTGGTTGTTATAAGCCATCGTTTCTCTGCCAATGGTGAAATAGACCATTGGCAGAGAAACGATGGATTAGAAGTGGGTTTATTTAATGATACGGTGTGATTAGATGAAATCTTATAAGGCAGCCGTAGGATTACGTGGTGATTGTTTGTATTGTCCTTTGCCGTTGTCGGTCGATAGTTATTGGAATTGCTTAACCGATTGCCACCATTGTTGTTTTCGTCGGCTAAATCGCACGTGGGGGATGGATTTGCGCCCAGCTGATCCTGAAAGTGTGGGCCGGAAGTTAGAGAACGGATTGAATAATAAAAATCCAAGGAGCAGTTTGGCTTGGGCTTTGTCATTGAAAAAAACAATACGAATAGGGAGTAGGACCGATCCATTTCAAGACGCGGAGAGGACACATCGTATCACTCATCAAATTCTTCCCATCTTGAGGCATCTACAGTGGTCTTATGTGATTCAGACTAGGCATTTGAGGAACGTATTGGCTGAAGAATCTGAGTTGGCTAAAGCTCACAAGCTCGGCCTTCTTACTGCCCTGCCAATTATTTCTCCTGGAGCAGAATGGGATTGGGAATATTTGGAACGAAAGCGGACAACTCCTATAGAAAAACGATTGAGAATCATTCGACGTTGGGTGGGTAAAGGATGGAGTGTGGGAGTTAATGGAGAACCATTTATTCCAGGAGTTCATTCGATTGATCAATTTCGAGATATTCTTCGGCGCTTGAAGTCCGTGGGCGTAAGGAATTATAACACTTACAACCTTCATTTTAATGATCACGTGGCACGTCGGCTTCATTCTATAGGAATTGATATAGAGAAGGTTTGGGAAATGAATCAAGATGATCGTTGGCGTCCGATTCAATTGAAGCTTTGTGAGGTGTCAGAGGAAGAAGGAGTAGTGCTTGGTTGCCCTGACTTTGTTAATACGGGATTATCAAATAAACAATGTACTAATACTTGTTGTGGTATCAACGTGCCGAACCCAAGCAGGTACAACGCACACACTTGGAAGATTAAGCTTCAACACGGTGAGCGGCCGGAAGACGTAGAGGAAAACACGTGGGAAGGGATTGGTGATCGTGATCAGGGACGTGACGTGCTTTTTGGGAATAAAAGTAAGTTTTATACAATGAAAGATGCTGGTTTGTTATGAGTTAAATCTTTTAGGAGACCAGTCGTGAGTATTCGCAACATTGAGCCGAATGCTTTGACAGCGGAGGAATTGAAAGCTGTTGAAGTCTTACAGAAGGATAGTATTTGGTATGGGTTCCCTTTTGAATGGCGCCGATATATAACACCACGTCCTTTTGGAATTACATTTAAGGATGAGGTAGGCCGAACTGTTATGGCTTTGCTTTTTCCGAAGCCTGATTACCGATTGTTAGTTGTTCATCAAGCTAGCGCAAATTACCAAGCCGAAACATCACTGAATGATAAAGGTTTTGGTTTGCTGTGGAAGACGGCTTCGGACGTTCGGCCTTTATTCCTAAGCCGAATCATTCGGCGCATGGAAGAACTGGTTGGAGCAATTCGTTTTGGGCATCCGAGTTACATTCAGCGGCGTAGGGATTTGTTTTTCAATATGGAACAGTTAGCTTTGAATCCGAAAGCAAATCCTGATTTTCAAAAGATGAGAGGATTAGTGTGGAATATTTTGGATTCGGAAGGCTTGGTTGATTGGGCTGTTGTAAGTCTTATGGAAGAATTTTTGAAATTTTAGGATTGAGGTAGAAATGGGTGTAACTTTCAAACCAATTGAAGACAAGAACAAAGAGCGTGATTGTATTCAAAAGGCGCTGCTAAAGGTTAGACGTGAGGTTGAGAAGTTGGGAGGGCCGAATGCCTTTCCAAATTCGGCTGTTTTGTCTCCATTGGAGCAGGAAACTATTTCTGAGCTTCGAGAATCTTTGTATTTTCTTGTGACTTCTCTTAACCTACGATTGAAGCGTGGCACATGAATTATTATGAACTTCGAACAATTGTCAGTAAGTTGGTTCCACGCATCCAGCGTTTTGGACGACCAGTTGGAATAGCTGGTCCAGTGAAGGAAAAGGGACGAAAGCGTAATTATTCAGAGTTCAAGCTGTGGGAGCAGGAATGGGTGCCGCAGGAACGATTGTTGAACTTAGATGAGGTTAATAGCTTTGTCGAAGTTTCGTGCCGTGCGCCAGCTTGTCCGATGCCCTTGAATATTGATACGTGGGACGGTTTGCTTTGTCCTTTTGGTTGTAAATATTGTTATGCGAATGCATTTAGGGCTTCTCTTTATACTGCGTTTTTCGACAATTCTAAGACGATGGGTTTTCGTCATTGCAAACCGGATAAGTATAAGCGTGAATTGGACGCTCTGATGAAATTGCGTCGGACTGATCCCCATTCTCTGAATGGTAAAAGTCCTGTAGCAAGGGCAATTGCGTTGGAGATTCCGATGCGATTTGGAATTCGTTTTGAGGACTTTTTGAAGGCCGAAGCTGAATTGGGTATTAGTTTGGAGTTGTTAAACTACTTGGCTGATATTGGTTATCCTGTTATGATCAATACGAAATCAGCTTTGATAGGTAGGGACGATTATGTAGAAGCATTGGCTAGAAACATTGGGAAGGCTGCTGTTCATATTACATTGATTTCGTCCAATAATCGTTTGTTGAAACGATTAGAACCTGGAGCACCATCTTATCGTGCTCGGTTGAAGGCTATGAAGAAATTAGTTGCTGCTGGCGTACGTGTGGTGGCAAGGATAGAACCATATTTGGTATTCTTGACCGATGAACCGGCTGATGTTGAACAGTATATTCACGATCTTTTGAATATCGGAGTTCGGAATATTACTTTTGATACGTACTCTTACACGGCTAAGAATCCAGGTATTCGCGGCAGTTTTGCCCGATTAGGATATGATTGGGATAGGTTGTTCTTGTTGGGGGCGGACAGCCAGCCGTTAGGGTCCTTGTTGTTGGGGAAATTTATGGATCTATTCCGTGCCCATGGAATTAAGTGTTCCACCTTTGATATGGGGAACGTCCCCGATAATGACCAAGATATTTGTTGCGAAGTTGGAGACTGGTTTGAAGGTGGATGGAACAATGGATGTGAAGTAATGGCCAGTCGTTTTATTCGGTCTAGAGAAGGCAAGCCGACGTGTTGGAAGGATTTTCAACAGTTCGTAGATGAACAAGGTGGTTTTCTTTCGAACTCTTTGCGAGAACAGGTACATGTTCTTTGGAATGGAGAAGGAAGTCAAGTGGCTTATTCTCATCTTTGGAGTCGGGGAATTCGCCCAGTAGGATGGGACGAAGATGGGATGATTTGGGCTTATGATGGAACGGACTTTCGTCAAGAACTACTAAATGATTTGGTGAGTGAATTATGAGCAAGCAACGACGGGATGAAAAATCAGTAAGACGTATTGAACGTATCTTTGCGCATGCGGCTGCTTTGTCGCAGAACAGTCAATCGAAAAATACGATCTATTGTTTGGGTCGTTATGTATATGTTGTTAATCAAGATCAAACCGTTCTTTTGCGTTTTCATGTTCCAAAATCTGAAGCATTTTCTCATCCTGTTTCGTTTAGGGCCGATGATTACGAGAGTCCTGATTTTCAAGAAAAGGATGGGCGCATTGAGTTTCGGACTGAGACAGATGAATACGAGCGGGTGAAAAGTTGTGGGACTCCGGACCGTAAACCAGAGGATATTCAAACGTTGTTTAAGACAATTCTCAAAAACAGCAATGAAACGGATAGTTGGGGAGAAGCTGTTTTGTCTTCGGAAGTGATTGGGTTGTTGGAAGAATCATTGAGTCACGTAGAGTTCTCTAGCAGAAAAGGGAAACTTCGGTTGGTTCAACGAAATATCTATTCTGGAGCGACAGTAACAGTTCGCCCAAAGACATTGAAACAACGTGGTGGATTTGCTGAGTTGGACCCTAATAGTAAGAGCGGGGATTTTGAGCCATTGGGGATGAGAACCAATGATTTTGCAGCCCTGTTTTTGTTTACATTATCAATTCGTTTTACGTTCAAACCTAATATTGTGTTGGTGGAAAGCTCTGATCTTAGAGTAGAAATGGAAGGCTTTGTGAGCCAGTGCGTGTATGATCAGCTAGGAGAAGACCCTGATGGGCGGAAAAAGTCGAAAGAGCGGCGGAGTTAGCAAAGCATTGATTAATCGTATCAAGAGTGAGAAAGGTGGTAAGTCCGGTGGACTCAAGAAAGCCGATGACGGACGAAAGAAACCAACTCTATTTGAGACGATTACAAAATCATCTGATTCCGATTAATCCTAACTTTTGGATGTCGGATGAATATATAGACAAAGCTGGTTTGGTTCTTCAACGAAAAGGAGGTTGGTTTGGCCTGGCGTTTCCGGACGACGGTGATTGGGTGTTTCCACCACTTGAGGAAGACGTGGATGGGTTGCGTTTTGGCTCAGAGTACTGGGCTGGATTTTCTTGCGATTGTACGTTTTCTGATTCTGTGGAGGTTTTAGATCGTCAATACATTTATGATTCGGATTCATTTCACGATCTAAGAGGTCATCATTGGTCTGTATTTCGTAAGAACATTCGCAAGTGGCCGAAGTACAACTATGGTAGTTTTATACAATATTCGCCGATCTTCGGTGATTTTGAGCACAATCAAATTTCGGACCTATTAACGAAATGGGCTGATAGAATGGGGGACATTCAAGACCCAGAAGTGTTAGTTCGTTTCGTTCTTTATGGCAATAATCGTTGGGGGTTATTTCGCAATCGGGAATTGGTGGGATTAAATGTCGCTGATTTCAATTGGCGGTACGTCAACTATCGGTACTGTATTGATAATGGAGAACCTTTTGTTCAAGAATATCTTCGTTATCGGTTTTACATGAGTAGTTGGGTGTGGAAAGCTCGTCATCAAGCTAAATTACTAGTGAACGATGGCGGAGATTTAGATAATGAAGGGCTGGCTCGATTTAAGAGAAAGTTGAATCCAGTTCAAGTTTTGTGGGTTCCTACAAGTAAGGAGATCAAAGACGATGCAGAAGGTAAATCGTGAAGAACTGTTGAATCAATTGGAAATGGTTCAACCAGGGTTAAGCCCTAAAGACGTAGTGGAGCAGTCATCTTGTGTAGTGTTTGAAGACGGTCGGGTGTTTACGTTTAATGATGAAGTCTTTTGTTCGATGGATTGTTGCCTGGACGTTACAGGTGCCGTTCCAGCCAAGCCCCTTCTTGCTATTCTTCACAAGATGCCGGAAGAAACATTGAGCATTGAGGTGGCTGACGAAACGTTGGTTATCAAAGGGAAGCGTCGTCGGGCAAAACTCCGAATGGAAGCAGAAATTACGTTGCCCAAAGATTCAGTGGAGATGCCGAAGGAGGATCGTTGGAAGGAATTGCCGGAAGATTTCTGCACGGCTGTAGAAACGGTGCGAGAGTGCGCTGGTAGTGATGAAACGCATTTCAGTCTTACTTGTGTTCACGTCCATCCGGAATGGGTGGAGGCTTGCGACAATTTTCAAGTCACTCGATTCAATATTGAAACAGGCTTGAAGAAACCTGTTTTGGTTCGGAGTAAGAGTTTGATGTACGTGAGCACACTTTCCGTGGCTGAGTGGGCGAGTACAAAAGCTTGGTTACACTTCCGTACATCTAAGGGTTTGGTTATTTCGTGCCGGAAGTATCGTGAGGATTATCCAGACCTTCAGCGCATCTTGGATGTGTCTGGTTCGCCGGCATCGTTGCCGAAGGGTTTGGCTGAAGCGGCTTCATTGGCGGAAGTTTTCAGTGCTGAAGATGCTGATAACAACGAAGTAGAAGTAAGTTTGCTTCCAGGCAAAGTGAAGATCAAGGGTGAGGGTGCTGCTGGAAGTTATATCGAAACTAAGAAAATGTCTTATAAGGGACCATCTTTGAAGTTTACGATTTCTCCGAAGCTGTTGGTGACAATTACCAAGCGGCATCACGAGTGTGAAGTAACGTCAGGCGCGTTGAAGGTGGATGGTGGTCGGTTCGTCTACGTTACGAGCTTGGGCCAGGTGGGCGACGGAGAAACGGAAGGCGATGAATAAAGGATTCTTTAGAAGTGACGAACTGGAGCACGACGCGCCTGCGCCGGATGGATGGACCGCGCCTAAGCTTCCAGATGGTTTGCCGAAGCCGACGTGGCGGGATGACCGTGCAGGAGTTGCTTTGTACTGTGGGGATTCGTTGAAGATTGTTCCAACGTTGCCCAAGGTGGATGCGGTAGTGACTGATCCGCCGTATGGTGTAGATTTGGGTGTTAATAATAATCAACACAAAGACAATACCCATCTTGGTAAACAGGGATATGATAATTACGTAGATACGTATGAGTCGTTTGTTTCAAAAGTGGTGCCTATTGTTAATTTGTGTCTTGATAATTGTAAATGTGGGGTTGTTTTTACTGGTCCTAATATTCATGAGCAACGAAAACCGAATGCCATGGGTGGTATTTACTGCCCAGCTGCAATTGGAAGGACGCCATGGGGGAGTAAAAACCTTCTTTCTTCGTTATTTTATGGTATTCCTCCCAATCCAGGACGACACAGGCCTACAGTAATTCAATCTACTAGTGTATCGGAGAAGAATGGTCATCCTGTTTCGAAGCCACTAGAATGGATGGAGTGGGCGGTGGGTTTGGGAAGTTGTGTGGGTGACATCATCCTTGATCCATTCATGGGTTCGGGCACGACGGGCGTGGCGTGCGTGAATCTAGGTCGTGCTTTTATCGGCATTGAGATCAGTCCCGAATACTTTGAAATAGCTAAGCGGCGGATTCGTAAGGCTATCAATCAAAGGCTTAGGAAGGTGCGATGAGTAAAGGCTTTTTTCAGTCTTCATCTTTAGCGTCTGATCATCGTAACTACCTTCACCGACTGCCTAAGTGCGGCACTTGCGGTTTGAACCGAAATTGTCATTCGCCTAAGATGAAGCCGGATGGAGAAGGCCGCAAGCGGATTCTTATAGTAGGAGAATCCCCTGGGAAGGAGGAAGATCGTCAAGGCAAAGCTTTGGTAGGTGATAGTGGTAAATTTCTCCGTAAGCAACTAGCCAAGCTCAACGTGGACTTGAATAGGGATTGTTGGAAAACGAATGCTATACGGTGTCATCCACCGAAGAATGTTACACCTACTAAAGAACAGCTTCAGGCTTGTCAGCCATTGTTGTGGCAGACGATTGAAGAACTAGACCCTACTGTCATCATAACGTTAGGTGGGTCGGCGTTATTCTCCGTGGTGGAACCGTTGTGGCTAGAAGACCCAGGAGCTGTGTCTAGATGGGTCGGATGGGTTATACCGGTAAGGGAACCCAACGTGAGGGTAATGCCCACGTATCACCCAGCGTACCTGTTGCGAGAAGATCGGAATAAACCTTTACATCTTTGGTTTAAGAAGCATTTGAGGCAAGCGGTGTCTTTCGTAGGAACCCGTCCGACTGTGCGGGACTACGAGAGTGAAGTTGAAGTGGTGATGAGTCCTCACGAAGCCGCTTTGATTCTTAAGGATTTTCGTAAGCATAAGGGTGTGATTGCTTTCGATTACGAAACGAATTGCCTTAAATGTGAACATCCAAAAGCTCGTATTTACACGTGTTCGGTTTGTTCCAATGGGGGTCGGACCATAGCTTTTCCTTGGCATGGGGAAGTTATTGACGAAATGCGAAAGTTGTTGAAGACGAAAAGCGTTGGCAAGGTAGCAGCTAATCTTAAGTTTGAGGATCGTTGGACCCGTAGGTTTTTAGGTTATTCGGTTCGTAATTGGATTTGGGATACGATGGTGGCTGCCCACGTATTAGATTGCCGATCAGGAATTACAAGTTTGAAGTTCCAAGCGTTCGTACGATTAGGAATGAAGCCATATGATCGTCATATCCAGCCATATTTGAAAGCTTCTGATAAGAGTCAGATAAATCGGATTCATCAATTGGACCTACGAGAGTTGTTATTGTACAACGGATTGGATTCATTATTAGAATATGAGATGTATCGGCTTCAAGTTAATCAAATTAGTTCTTGGAAGCCTGGAAAATTATGAAACCGACGACCAAAGAAGCTTATCAATTACTTCACGATGGCGTTTTGGCTTTGAGCGAAGTTGAAGCTAACGGCATTCGGATAGATACAGCTTACTTGCGGCATGCTATTCGGAAAACGACCAAGCGGATAGATCAAGGCGAGAAACGGCTGAGGCAAAGTTCGGTAGCGCGGGAATGGAGAAAGGCTTTTGGTAGGAAGACCAATTTTGGCAGCTACGATCAACTAGGTACGGTTCTTTTTGAGAAGATGGGTTATCTGGTTAAAGATCGGACGGCGACTGGTCGGCCTAGGACTGACGAAGAATCTTTAGGCAAAATAGACATTCCGTTTGTAAAACGTTGGTTGAAATTAGCTAAGTTGAAAAAGGCTAGAAGCACTTATTTACAGGGGATTCTACGAGAAGTTCATAACGGTTATCTTCATCCGGTTTTTTCGTTACACTTAGCTCGTACTTATCGGTCATCGTCGGATTCTCCGAATTTTCAAAATATTCCTAATCGCATACCTTGGATTATGAAGTTGGTGCGGCGTGCTTTTATTCCACGTCCAGGACATGCTATTGTAGAAATAGACTATGATGGTGCGGAAGTCCGAGTCTCTTGTTGTTACAACAAAGACCCTAGGTTGATAGCTTACGTCTGCGATAAAAGTTTGGATATGCATCGGGACGTGGCGAGCGAAGCATTTTTCGTTCCAGTAGAATTTGTGGATAAACCATTACGGCATATTGGTAAGAATAAGTTCGTATTCCCGCAATTTTATGGTGATTACTACATCAATTGCGCTAGGAATATGTGGGAAGCTGCGGAGCAACTACGTTGGAAATTGCCGGATGGAACGTCAATTTTTGATCACTTGCTAAAGAATGGCATTCGCAAGTTAGGTCAACTAGATCCAGACCAAAAACCGAAGAAGCACACATTTGAAAAACATATTCAAGAAATCGAACACGCTTTTTGGTACGAACGGTTTAAGGTCTACACGGCTTGGAAAGATAAATGGTGGAATGCTTATCAGCGCAAAGGTGGTTTTCGGACCTTAACAGGATTCGTAGTAAATGGGGTTTTTAGCAAGAACGAAGTAATCAATTCACCAGTTCAAGGTTCAGCTTTTCATTGCTTACTTTGGTCTTTGATTCGTTTGGTTTGGTGGGTTCGGAAGCATAAGAGTGGAGCAAAGATCATAGGTCAAATTCACGATAGTATCGTGGCCGACGTGCCAGAGAAGGAACTACCGGAATTCTTGGCAGTGGCTCAGCAGATTATGACTCAAGATATTCGGCGTGATTGGAAGTGGATTATTATACCGATGGAAGTAGAAGTCGAAGTAAGTCATGATGGACAAACATGGGCTGATAAGGAAAAGGTAGAGATATGACAGTGCGTGCTCCATTTCGTTGGTTTGGAGGTAAGGGTGCGTTGGTAGCGAAATTAATACCCTTGATTCCGTATGGGGTATCGTACGTGGAGCCGTTTTTTGGGGCTGGTAATGTCTTTTGGAATAGAAAACGAAGTTTAATAGAAACCATAAATGATACGGATGGGCGTATTATAAATTTGATGCGTTGTTTGCAAGATGAAACACGTCGAAATAAGTTGCTGGAACGAATAAGTTTGACGATGTATTCACGCCAGGAATTTGACGAAGCTTGTAGGATTATGTTTGATACGAAGGACCCTGATCCTGACGATTTGGCTTGGGCGTTTTACGTTAAAATGAATCAAGGGTTTGGGGGTCTTCCTAAAAGCCGAAGTTGGAGCTATTCGATAGGACATTCTCTAAAAGGGTTATCATTGGTTGTCTCCACTTGGCTTACTCGGTTGGATCATTTTTCTATTTGGTTTGAAAGATTGAGAGGGGTTCAAATAGAGTGTCGAAATGCTTTGAAGGTGATTTCTACATACGATGCTAAAGATACTGTTTTCTACTTGGATCCACCGTATGTGCCTAGTACTAGGGTAAGTGTCGGAGAATACGAAAAAGATCAAGATGTTTTGTTTCACCGTCGTTTGGTTAAGCGTATTTTGAAGGTAAAGGGTGCGGTGGTATTGAGTGGCTATGATAGTCCTTATTATGCTCCTTTGGAAAAGAACGGGTGGGATCGTGTAGAGTTTGATGTGCCTACGAGTGTTCACAATACTATGGGTGTACGAAATCGTCGTGTTGAAGTTGTTTGGAGAAATCCACGGTGTATGGAAATGTTAGATAATAGAACAGGTTTTGGATTACTTTAGGAGACTATTGTGAACGACGAATTGTACAAGAAGTACAGGCCCAAACGGCTTAAGCATGTAGAAGGGCAAGAACGGGCAGTAGCTGTTCTTCAAGGTCTATTGGATGGTAATAAGGTTCCTCACACTATTCTTCTTTCCGGACCATCGGGCACAGGCAAAACTACAATAGCTCGTATCATTAAGCGTGAGTTGAAGTGCTCTGATGCCGATTGGCAGGAAAAGAATTGCGCCGACTTTCGTGGTATTGATATGGTTCGTCAACTTCGTTCGCAGGTGGGTATGGCGCCTATGGATGGTCCTTGTCGTATTTTTTACATCGACGAATGCCACCGACTGACTGGTGAGGCTCAAGACGCTTTTCTCAAGCTCTTGGAAGATACTCCTTCTCACGTGTACTTCTTGTTAGCTACGACTGAACCGAACAAATTGAAAAAGACGATTCTCACTCGGTCCACCAAGGTACAATTGAATTCGTTGGATATGGAAGCGTTACAATCTGTTTTAAGACGTGTGATAAAGCGGGAAAAGTTGGACGTGAGTGAAGAAGTGATTGAAAGAATATCGGACGTTGCTGACGGTAGCGCTAGAGATGCTTTAGTAATTCTTAATCAAGTATCAGGCCTGTCGGAAGATGAACAACTGGATGCGGTTCAAAAGGCTTCCGTTCGTCAGCAAGCTATTGAAATAGCTCGTGCTCTTATCAATCCTAAAACTAAGTGGAATCAGATGGCTAAGATTCTGCGTGAAGTAGATGATGAGCCAGAAGGCATACGTTATTTGGTTTTGGCGTATGCTACGAGCGTCTTATTGAAAGGTGGTGGTAAAATGGCAGATCGAGCTTATTTGATCATAGATGCTTTTAGCGACAATTTCTTTGATAGTAAACGAGCTGGTTTGGTGGCTGCTTGTTACGAAGTCTTAATGGGCGCGTGATAATCCTTTTCGGACGATAATAATAGAGTGGAGATAGATATGGCTAAGAAGACCAAACGAGAACGAAACAAGCCTGATTTAGACATCTTTGATCTTAGTCCAGATGAGCTAGATCGGCTTTGGTTAGAACATCCAAGAATCGTTGCGGAACAAGCTGTTCAACATGTAGATTACCAAGATGACTGCGAACGGGCAAAAGCTGCTTTGGAAGTAGTGAGGGCCGAATTGGATGGAGAGATTCGGCGCAATCCTGAAGACTACGGCGTTGAAAAGATTACTGAAACAGTCGTTCAAAACACAGTAGTGCTTCAAGCGGCTTATAAACGCGCTTTGGAGAAAGTCTTGGAAGCTAGTCGTTGTATGAAAATGTCGTCGGCTATGTTGAAATCTTTGGATGATCGCAAAAAGGCATTAGAGAATTTGGTTCAACTGCACGGCCAAAATTATTTCTCAGTGCCTAGATCGAAAGGAGTGGGCAAAGAAGTAGCAGAAGAAATTCAAAAGGCAGGTGCCCGTCGTCGGGGCAAACGGAGAAGTTAGTATGAGTTGGATTCAATTATTGTTAATCTTAATCGGTTTACCTACGATGTTTGTTTTGATTAAGATTTACACGTATGCCTTTTACAAAGGTAAATTTCAGGCTGAATTGGACTTTTTCAAGGAGATGTTAGACGATGGCCAAACGAAGAAAGAAAAGTCGTAGTAGTAACAGTGTTCGTGATCGCGCACGTCGTCGTGCAGCAGAACACAAGACTGGATTTGAGCGGACCAGTATTGAATTGCCAGAAGGTGTTCAATCATTCCAGCTCAAGCAGTCCGGAACCAAGCGGATTGATATTATCCCTTTCCGCGCAGGTGATGGCAATCCGTGGGCAGACAAGGGTGAGGTTTACTATGAACGAACGTTCTTTGTTCATCGTGGAATCGGACCGAACCAAGACAGTTACGTTTGCCCAGCTAAGACGGCAGGTAAACGATGCCCCATTTGTGACTATCGGGCGAAGTTGACCAAAGACCCTGAAGCCGATGAGGACTTGATCAAGGACCTAGCGCCAAAGGAACGTCAGTTGTTCTTGGTTATGGATACGTCCGATCGTGATAAGGGTGTTCAGTTGTGGGACATTTCCTTCCATCTGTTTGGAAAGGCTTTGGATCGCAAGATCAACAACCAAGACGATGACGATGATTATGATCGTTTTGCGGACTTGGAGGATGGGCTGACGTTGAAGCTAGGCGTAGAAGAAAAGAGCTTCGGTGGGAATACATTCTATGCTGTGGAGGATGTTGAGTTCAAGCCACGCAAGAAGCAGTATGATGAATCCTTGCTCGATGAGGTTCCGTGTTTGGATGACTTACTGAAGATTCTGGACTACGATGAACTCAAGTCTATTTTCCTTCAGACGGAAGAAGATGATGATGAGGATGACGATGAGCCTAAGAAGTCAAAAAAGGGCAAGAAGGGTCAAGCTTCTTCCAAGAAATCTGAACCGGACGAAGATGAAGATGAAGCCGATGACGAAGCCGATGACGAAGCCGATGACGAAGCCGATGACGAAGCCGATGACGAAGCCGATGACGATGATGAGGGACGATGATGAGGACGATGACGATGATGAAGCCGATGACGAAGATGAAGATGAAGCCGATGACGAAGCCGATGACGAAGCCGATGACGATGACGAAGATGAAGCCGATGACGATGAGCCCAAGAAGTCAAAGCCTAAGAAGTCAAAGGCCAAGACTGCTAAGAAGGTAAAAGCAAAAAAGTCCTCACCACGCAAGAAATCCAAGACTACTGGGAAAAAGTCAAAGTCCCAGAAATCCAAGCGTGGGAAGAAAGGGCAAAAATGTCCCCACGGACACAAGTTCGGAAAAGACTGCGATAACTATCCAGAATGTGACGACTGTGAGTTGTGGGACGAATGTGACGACGCTAAGCATGAAGGATAAGATGGGCGCTGGAGTGGGAGTGGGGTCTTTTGGCCCCACTCCCAAATTATTATGAACGATACCGAACGGATGAAACAGCAATTGACTCGTAAGAAAAAGGTCCATAAGATTTCAAGGCGTGATTGGCTTAGCTCTGGCAGTACGCTATTGAATTTGGCTTGTTCTGGTAACGTTCGGCGTGGTTTTTTGAAGGGTAAATACTATTGGTTGGTGGGGGACTCAGAAAGTGGAAAAACGTTTTTGAGCCTCACCTGTTTGGCTGAAGCTTCTATCAATAGTAACTTTGATGATTACCGTTTCATTTACGATGATGTTGAAGGTGGGGCGTTGATGGACTTGGAAAAGTTCTTTGGACGGAAAGTGGCTGAACGTTTAGAATCTCCTGGATCAGATGAAGAAGGCCGTCCAGTAACGTCCTCTACAGCTGAAGAATTCTATTATCATGTAGACGATGCTATTGAGGATGGTCGGCCATTCATCTACGTGTTGGATTCGATGGACGCTCTTAGTAGTGCTCAAGAACAAGATAAGTTTCAAGAAACCAAGACGGCTTATCGTAAGGGGACATCTACAACAGGCAGCTACGGGGACGGGAAAGCCAAGAAAAACAGTAGTGGAATCCGTCAACTTTTGCCACACTTGCGTAGGTCTGGAAGTATCTTAATCATCATTTCTCAGACCCGTGATAACTTGGGTTTCGGTTTTGAAAATAAGACGGTGAGTGGTGGACGTGCTCCGAAGTTCTATGCTACACTCCAAATTTGGAGCAGTGTCGTAGGTCAAATTAAGAAAACTGTAAAGGGCAAACCACGTCATATTGGTTCTCGTATCAAAGTTGTGGTAAAGAAGAATCGACAAACAGGTCAACATCCTCCTGTTAAGATCGTTTTTTATCATTCTTACGGTATTGACGATTTAGAGAGTTGTGTGGACTTTTTGGTAGAAGAAGGGCATTGGAAGAAGAAAGGAGCTAGGATCAATGCGGACGAATTTGACTTATGTGCTACCAAAGAGAAGATTATCCAACACGTGGAAGCGAACGGGGAGGAACGCCAATTACGGCGGCTGGTCCAACAGACGTGGGACGAAATTCAAGAAGCAATGATCGTTCAGCGGAAGAAACGATATGAGTAAGACTTGGCTTGTAATTGACTGTAATTATCTGTGTCATCGGGCACTTCATTCGACTCATTCGTTATCGCATAATGGGAAACCTACTGGAGTGGCCTTTGGGTTTTTTTCTACGGTCCTTTCAATACAAGAAACGTTTCGCACGCCGTACGTAGTATTTTGTTGGGATCAAGGACCGTCTGTGCGGAAGACCTTTCTGCCAACGTACAAAGCTAGGCGATATAGGAACGATGACGAAGAAGCTCGAAAGTTAGCCAAGCAATATCGTTTTGAAGCTCGTGCTATTCGTACTCAGTATTTGCCAGCAGTGGGGTTTGCTAATAATTTGTACCAGCTTGGTTTGGAGGCTGACGATTGGATGGCAGCGACGGCGAGAGTTATTGAAGATCGTGGGGACCAAGCTGTGTTAGTTACGGCTGATCAGGATTTGTTTCAATGTATTAGTCCTTACGTTCGTTTCTACAATCCTGCTACGAATAAAACAATTACTCTTCAATCCTTTACAAAGGCATATGGAATAGGACCGTGGCAATGGGCTGACGTTAAGTCGATTGCTGGGTGTTCATCGGATAATGTTCCTGGTGTTCGTGGAGTGGGTGAAAAAACGGCTATTAAGTTCTTACTTGGTAAATTGAAGCCTACGTCTAAGAAGCATCAGAGTATCGTCAATTCGATGGACGTACGAAAGCGCAATAGCCGATTGGTTCGGTTGCCCTGGTCGGAAACGCCAAAAGTGAAGTTGAAGGAATCGTTGCCGAGTCGGAAGGCGTGGCGGAATTTGATGGATGAACTTGGAATGAAAATGTTAAGGAACCAAGGACCCTTTTTAGGACGACGATGATGCTTACGAGTTACATCAATCAAGCTATTCGGACCGAAAGCCGTGATTGGGATTCAATCCAATTTCGTTTGAAAAATCGGATGCTTCTTCGATTGGCCCACTCGGCTTTGGGATTGGCTAACGAAATTGGGGAACTTCAAGAAGCTTTTTCGGTAATAGAGCGGCGACGAATTGAAGGCGGGAAGATTTCTAGAGGTGATTGGGTTCCTATTCAAGAAGAAGTTGGGGACTTGTGGTGGTACACAGCTATTGGTTTTAACGTTCTTGGAATCAAAACCCAGATTTATCCTGGCAACTATTCTGGATTGTCTTATCAGCTTTTGGCTGACATTGTTTGGGTGATAGGGGATATTGCTGGGGAAATCAAAGCTGCTGTGTACTACGGTCGTGAGATTAATCTTAAGCCTGGAGGAAGTTTAGCAACATCGTATATTCATTTGGCCAAGCTGTTATCGGAGTTGTCGTTGATAGTAGGTTCAGATTGGCGTAAGATTACAGAGCAAAATATTCGTAAGCTTCGGCAACGGTATCCTAGAAAGTTTTCAGAAGCCGACGCAAATGATAGGGACTTGGAAGCAGAGGACAAAGCTTTGCGTGGAGAATGATTCATGGCTAATAAGGGACGACCGTTTGAATGTCAGATGAGCAGGCAGTTGAGTCTTTGGTGGACTGAGGGGCTTCGTGACGACGTATTTTGGCATACACATGCTAGTGGAGCTATTGCGACGAACTGGGCAAAGAAGGGCAGAAAGTCCATTGGTCACGCGGGTGATATTCAAGCAGTTGATCCTATCGGTTCTCCTTTTTTACGTGCTTTTGCGTTGGAGCTTAAGAAGGGTTATCCAAAGGCTGTGCCGTCTGACGTAGTGGATTTTAACGGTAAGAAGTTGACAGTTTGGGAAAGATTTGTTGAGCAAGCTTCAGAATCTCAATCACAGGCTAATTCCCTTTATTGGATGGTTATTCACAAGCGGGACTTTAAGCGTATTACAGTAGCAATGCCTGTAAAAGCTGCTCGTCATATTCAGAATCAAGTTCGGAGTCGTTTTTTGAGTTTGCCCAATTCGATTCGCATTTCTACGTCTAAGCATCAAGTATTTATTTGTCGTTGGGAAGATTTTGTTAAGCAAGTTCGTCCACGGGATATTGAAAAGCTTTCAGAGGGCATAGGATGAAACGAAAGTGTGTGTACAAGATTTTGAAGCGTTACGTTTCTGGTCGATTAACAGTTACTGCTGTGGAGAGTACATCGGAAGATCAAGTCATTAGAGTCGTTGAAAAATCTATGCAGGAGAATGGTGGGCCAGATCATGTCGTGGTCTATCGGTTAGAGGATAATGGGGAGGAAACGACTGTGTTTGCGGATGGAAATCTATGTTACGGAAGTTTCTAATTCGTAATTTCCAATCACATCGTCGGCTATCGTTGGATTTGGACCCAAGGATAACTACGTTGATTGGACCGTCTGATATAGGTAAGAGTGCTGTACTTCGAGCACTTCGTTGGGCATTGATGAATGTTCCAGCAGGCCAAGCGTTCGTTCACGATGGAACGTCAACAACTTCTGTTACAATCATCTTTGATGAAGGAAGTATTAAGCGTTCTGTTTCTAAGGGGTCCCATGTTTATCAAGTAAACGATTCGGAGTATCGTGCGTTTGGTCGAAATGTACCAGAAGCTGTTCAGTCTGTAGCACGTGTTAGTAGTTTGAATTTTTTGGGCCAGCACGATTCTCCATTATGGTTTTCGGAGTCGGCTGGACAGGTAGCACAGCAGCTGAATGAGATAGTAGACCTATCATTAATTGATCGAACAGCGTCTAATTTGGCTAGGGCTTTGCGGGAAGCTCGGACGGTGTTAGCTGAACGAGAACGAAACCAACAGGAAGCACGAGAATCCTTGCGGACCTATGACCAGGTGCCTCAAATTCGAGAAGACTACGGACGGTTAATGGGTCTATTTCGTGAAAACGCCGAGAAGGGCAGCAAAGTGTGTTCTCTCACATCCGTCGTTTCCGGCGTATCGGAAGCCATCGAGAGGTTAGATCGTGTGCGAGAAGTGTGTTTGCGTGGGAATTCTACGGTGGAAAAGGGTGAGAAGGCTGTTGAAACGGGCAAATCGGTTCGTAGGCTGGCTAAATTGGTGAAAAACGTTGTACGATTGCGAAAGTCATTACAACGTCCGATTCCGGATATGAAAGCGTTGGAAATGCGAAAAGTCAATTATCTAACGGCTGACGAAGTTGCTCAACGGCTATCGAATTTTATTGAGTTGACGTCAGTGTCTGCTAATCAAGCTGCTGAAGGTGCTAGACGTTTTAATCAGGAAATGGATCGTATTGCAAAAATTACTAAGGGTCGATGTCCACTATGCAATCAGAAGGTAAACCATTCCCAGTTGCGTTAGCTATTGCTGATTTACATTTGTCCCATCGCCCACCACGTGCTAGATCTGTAGAACCGAATTGGTATGCTGCGATGGAACGGGGAATTTACGAACTACGACAATCGCAAGAGCATTATAGTGTTCCGGTTCTTTGCGCTGGGGACGTTTTTGATCGTTGGCAAGAAATACCAGAATTAGTCAATTGGGCTTTAGAACAACTACCGATGATGTACGCTGTTCCCGGGCAGCATGATCTTCCTAATCATAATTATGAAGAACGTTTCCGTTGTTCGTACGAAACATTGGTGCGAGCAGGTAAGATCATTCCTTTGAATCCAAATCCTACATTTATTGATTCGAATATTCCTTTGATGGTTTGCGGATTTCCTTGGGGAACGGAAATAACAAAACCGAAGTTAGAAGAAGACGTTTTTAAGATAGCTATAGCACATCAATATGCTTGGATTCCTTCTGCCAAATATCCACACGCTCCTAAAGAAGCTCGAATAAGACGAAAACGGAATAAGCTGTTGAATTTCGATGTCGTGGTGTTTGGTGATAATCATATTGGTTTCCAAAGACGAATAGGAAGTACCACAGTTTACAATTGTGGCACGTTCTTCCGACGCACCACAGACGACATCGAGTACAGGCCACGTATGGGTTTGATCTTATCGGACGGCACTGTGCGTGAGATTCCATTGACTATTTGGGGAGATAAGATCGAAGCGTTGGAATCGGAGTTGTCTTCGGCTCACGGGCGTTTAGATGCTGACGAATTTTTGAGAGAATTGGAAGGCTTGCGTGAGAGGCCAGTAGACTACCGAGAGGCTATCACACGGTATGTTTCGGACCGTCCAATCAGTTTATTGGCTAAACGGGCATTATTAAAGGCTATGGACGAATGAGTAAAGATATTCTACAACGATACCAAAAAGCCAAGGCCGCAGCTGAACGATTTCGAGATCAAAAGGTGCGAGCAGAAGGTGCTTTGGAAGAAGCTCTTAAGCAATTGAAGGATGAGTTTAATTGTGATTCTTTGAAAGAAGCAAAAGTCCTATTGAAGAAATTACGTGTGGAAGCTGATAAGGCAGAAGACGAATTTGAAGAAGCGTTGGAAAGTTTCGAGAAGGAATGGGGTGAGACGATTGGCTGAAATACCATCTAAGCTATCGCGCTTTGGGCAGAAGCTTGCTGTTTTGGAAGTTAATCGTCACGCTGCTCGCACGTCGTTCCAAGCTGCCCGCCGATCTACAAAGCAGGCGCGTCGTTGCATATCGGCCATTGTCGAAGCGCAGGAAGTGGCGCAGGCCGTCGCCCAATCCGTCCAGGACCGAGTTCACCAGCACTTGGCTACAGTAGTGAGTCGGTGCTTGGAAGCCGTATTTGAACGTCCATACCGTTTCCGAATTATATTTGAGCGCAAACGGGGACGCACTGGAGCACGATTGGTCTTTGAGAGGAATGGATTGGAAGTAGACCCAATGACATCGAGTGGCGGTGGTGTGGTAGATGTTGCGTCGTTTGCTTTGAGGATAGCTTGTTTGATGATTCGTCGTCCTCCGTTGCGTAGGATTTTGATATTGGACGAACCATTCAAGAGTCCATCCCCGCACTACAGGGAACGGGTGAGGATGCTGATGGAGGAATTATCAGAGGAATTGGCCGTTCAGTTTATCATTGTGACAAACATAGACGAATTGGCCGCAGGGAAGATCGTGGACCTATCCCTGCGGCCAATTCGTTAAGAAGGCAGAATGTCTTCTATGGGAATGATAAGGAATTCTGCTAATATCCGTATCCGTTTAGCAGAAGGCCAGTATTCAGCATTTTCCCATTCACTCACAGTACTTTGACTCACACCGCAAGTTTCGGCTACTTCCAACTGGGTTATTCCTAGTTCCATTCGACGTTTTCGAATGGTTCTTGCCAATCGTACTAGGTTTTTTAAGTCATTGTTCATAGCCGTTATCAAGCGCTTTTGCGAGTGCGAGTGCGTCGGGTTTTCGTTCCCATCAATCCTCTGATGGAATCTTGTGCTTCCTTGGTTTCTCCGTTGCGATACGAACGGATGCTAATGCCGGCCTTTCGTAACGTCCTGTAGATCGTGGACAGGCTGTATGTTTTGCCTTCGTAGTTTTGAACCGTTTGTTGGATGGCTTTGGCCGAAAAGCCCCAAATGCCCAGCAGTTCAATTCTCCATTTGGCACTACTCAACATTGTTAATCTCCTATGGTATCGGAAAGATTGTCTTTCCTAGGTTACATCATTTCCATGGCCATTGCGATCTTTTGAAGTTCAAGACCACACTCTGGACAGAACTTCGTTGGTGTGCCGGTCTTCAGTAGGGCTTCCAGGGACATTCCACAATTTGGGCAGAAGCGTACCTGGACTGGGTGTGGTTCGGACCCTTTTTGCTCCAAATGGGTCATTCGTTCTCCGATGGCATCTGTCAATTCGGTTGACGGTTGATTGGGTTTCTTGAATTCCAATTCCTGTTCTTTTCTCTTACGTGTTTCGGCGGGCATGTGTGAAGGGTGCTCACGATAGTGATTGCTGAGTCCTACGGCACTTCGTCCACGATACCCGCAAGTCTTACATGTCCACTTGCTCTTTTTACGTGCCATCGTTCGTTCTCCTAGGTTGAGTTATTCTTCAGGAAGCTTGGTTAAGGTTTCTTGTTGCTTTTCGCTGGCTATTTTAGTTTGCTTAGACTTTAGGTTGGGGTATTTCCGCCAAACCTCTCTTCTGGCTCTGGTTATGGTTTCACTGGTAGTCGCCTTGGCTATGTCTGAATACTTTTTAATCTTATCATATTTTCTCCAGTAGAGCATTGCCAGAGTGTTGTCAAGTGTCCGAGCTTTGGGGTAGTCTCTCATTAATTTTTCAACTTTCTTCTCTA